GGACAATGAGGGTAAATATTACCATAAGACCTTCAGAACTGGAGTAAGAAATTTAGTGTATTGGTTTCCGATTATTTGGAAGGACCGAAACTGGGATTCTCACTATATTTTTGAGATAATGATTCATAAAATAAAGGCACAATCTAAATATATTGGAGAGCGAGATATTCATACAAGGGCCAAGAGAGATGCTGAGATCATGATGTTATGCGTTAATTTAATGAAACTTGTTCAAGATGAACATTATTCGGGTGAATACACAGATTACCATAAAACTAAACATTGGTTTGAAGATGTTCCTGGAAAAGAGGGTTTGAGTTCATGGGAATCTAAGTTACTTGAAGAGAACTTTGATGATTACTTTAAGAAATATCCATTAATCTACAAAAGAGTCTTAAATGGTGAAGGCGTTTTTGGTAGAGATGGTCGAGAAGATGACAAACAAATAATTGCAATGAACATTGGGCATATTAACCATGAAAGAGCAAGAAAATTACTATTCAAATTAATGGAACAAAATATTGAGAGATGGTGGGATTAGCAGTTGCAGTATTGATATTTGTTTTGATTTGGGTTTGGATTTTTTACCATCTATATAAAGCGCCCTTGGTCGATGATAATGATGAAATAGTTGAAGAGAATGACGCGTTTCTTGATTTTGAAGAGGACGAAGAATTTTTAAATTAAAACTTTAACATAAATTTAACACTCCAGATTTTTTAGTCTGGAGTTTTTTGTTTATATTTACATATACAAATTAAAACAAACATCCATTATGAAAAAAGAGTTATTAGAATATTGTTACAAAAATCAAAAGGAATATGTTTACGAAACAAGCCAAAGAGCGTTTGATTGCTTAATTGAGTTAGTAGAGAGTGGTACAGTATCTTCTTTTAAAGAGTTGTCAGAGTATGGAATGGAGTACTAAAAAATTTAATCAAAAGTTACTATTCCCAGACAAGGTTCTTATATTTACATATTAAATTAAAACAAATACTTAATGGCAATTAAAAGATCAGATATTGTAAATCTAATTAACCCAGCAGAATGGGTTGAATCATTTGAATCACGTATTGATAATAAATTAGAGGGTTGGATTATTCTTTGGAATGGAGAAATGATAAAACCAAATGGTGGTAATAGTTATTACTACGCTTCAGAAAAAAGTGCATTACAAGCACTTGAAAGAAATATCTCGTTTCATACAGACATGAGAAATGATATTTGCATGAAATTACATGGTTTTATTTATTATTGTCTAAAAACTCAAACATCAATGGGAGAGTATAACGAACAATGGAAAGAATATTATATGCAAGATGTATATAAAGCACATTGGGCACTTGAATCTCGAGAAAGAAAAAGGATTGAAGATGAAAATTCAGCAGAATATCAATTAATGATTGAACGTAGAAAGGAATGGAGCTTAATTGAAACTATCTCTTCAAATGCAGTAAAATCGGTTCTTATTCCAGCGTGGATTAAAGAAGGCAAATTAGTAATCAAACAAGTAGGATAATGACAAGAATCAATGCACATATCCCTCCAGCGAAATTATGCGACCAGCATCTTGTTGCTGAATATCGAGAAATCTTGAGAACTAATGCATTAGCAATTAAAAGAGCAAGAAAAGAAGGTCGTCAAATGTTAAAGAATATTCAACAAACCTTTACACTTGGAGGTGGCCATGTAACATTCTTTTATGACAAATTGAAGTATATACACCTCAGGTTTGATTCACTCCGGAGTGAGATGATTAATCGAGGAATGAACGCTACTATTGAATGGCGACTTGATGAACTTGATGAATTTCAATGGTTATATAATGACTGGCCCGAAGATTTTGTAGCAGATCAATTAATCATTACAAGAATTCTTGAAAGGGCCAGAACTATGAAAAAGATTTCACACACTTCTAAGAATATTGATTTTGAAACTTATTTTAATATTTTAACATAAATTTAACATAAAAAGTTTTCGGGTTTCATTTATTATGATTATATTTACATATCAAATTTAAACAAACGTATCATGACAAGAACACAAGCAATCGGATTAGTTGAAGTAACAAGTCAAACTCAAGCAAATAATGGAACTCAATGTTTCCATGACCCAATTACTGGATGTGATTATATGAGTTATGAAAGTGGTTATGTTCGTAGAAAATTTCAAGCAGTTTCATGGCGTACTGGAAAGAGACATTTTCCAATCTACCAGTTGAACAAAAAGAGAATTGTAAAGTTTACATACACTGGTCGAGATGGTCGTTTATATAATGCCGACAAAACTGAAAGACTTCTAGAAATGAACCCAGAAGTTAGAATCGATATGGTTGTCAGAGCTGCTATTAATTATAGAAACTATTTAAACAAATAAAATATGTTAAACAAAACCAAGAAAAAATTAGCAACAGTAGAAGAGTACATTGAATTAATTTCAAAAGACTATCAATTTAATCCAAATCATCCAGATTACTGTGGATTTATTAACATTGACCCAAATACTGCATTTGAATTAGGTGGTGGAGATTTCCGAGAAGTTGCACAAAAAATTGCAGCAAATCCTGATGCTTTCGAGAAAACTGCAAATAAGTATGGTTTAACCATCGAATCTGCATGGGAAGATGAACTAATCTTTGCTGAACTAAGTCCAAAACCAAGAGTAAACCATTTGTACTAATAAAACGTTTCAAAGTAATATGAAAAAATTAAATACTATTGAACGAGAAGTATTAGGTGTTTTTATTACTGCAATTATCTGTACTATTTTAATTTGTTCTATATTCAATTATGTTGATGAAAAAGTTGCAGAAGATTCAGAGATGATAGAAGTCCAAGGAGTTGTAGTTGCAAAACAATCTGAACAGGAGTCTATTAATAGATTTGGAGAATTTAGAACTAATTACTATATACTATTTGAATCCGGAGAATTACAAGAAGTTGAATTAAAAGAGTTCATGGAATTTAATGTAGGAGATACATTAACATGGTACGAAACTCATTATAAATAAAATTATGAAACTATACACACAAAAACAGGTTGAAGAACTTTTAGAAACTCAAAGAGGTAATTGTTATGTTGCCGTTTTAGGAGAAACTAAAGATACGAAAATTGCAAGCTTAGCAACTAAGGCTCCATTACCTGGAGGAGATAAATTTGAAAGATACTATGGCATTCCGGTTGAATTTTTGTTTGAAGAAGATTTAAAGGATAGAGAATTACAAGGGAACTACGATGGTTTTAAAAGGCATTTAACTGCTGCAAAAACATCATACAATGATCTAGTACCAAAATTAAATTCAATGATTAGCACTATTGTTAATTTAAAAGAATTGATAGTTTCATTATCAGTACAGGGATTATCAACTGAAGAACCTGTTAAAAGATTAGCAAGGCTAGATGATAAGTTTACCAAACTTTCAAAAAGGGCAGATACTTATAAAGTTGAAATGGAAAAATATAACGATCTGATTAAAAAATATGAAGATTGGAATGAGCGTAAATTGTTTATGCATTGGAAATATTTAACACACCTAAAGGTTACAAATATTCCATGGACAGATTGGAAGAAACAATACATTGATATAATGATATAATAAAAGAACCTACTACAAAACGACGCGCGAAATTAATCTCGACTTGTACTGTCTGGCAGGTCAGACTAGGTTTAAGGTTTCAGTTCCTATGTATAAACTGGCAGGTAGTGTGCTAAAAGCTCACACAAAACAATTAACCTTGTAGTCGATAATTGTTAATAGGTTAAACATTGAATACCTTTGTAAATTATTGCCGACGTTTAACTTATCGTCTATAAATATTAAGTATAATTTACATAAAGATACTATCAGTAATGGTAGATGTGTTGTTCCCTTGAGAAAGGAAGGATAAGATATACAATAGATAATTTGCAAGACAGTCTATTCAACACAAATGAGTTCTCGGCGAGTAGTTAAGCAGATAGGGGCTTTAAACACAGTCAAGTCTGTAAGAAATGTATTAACGACGTGACCCTACTCTTATATGGGCGTAAACTGTAAGAAATAGTCATATAAGAAAGAGGGTGCTAGATCAGTCAAGTAATACGTAATGGCAAAATTGGTTATGTCACCCTTAATGGTTGTATTGTTGTAGGTTCGAGTCCTACCTTGACTACTCTACTTAAGCTAGTTTATGAACAGCCTTTGAGGTGAAATGCCTTCATTAGAATGGAAGTCAGGTGGCGGAATTGGTAGACGCTTACAGAATATCTAAGGCAATTTATTCCCATTTATTCATACAGGTTCGAATCCTGTTCTGACAACAATGAGTTGATTACTCAGATGGATTCATCTATCCCTAAAGATGACGACATACTCTTGGGCGTTAGGCAAGAGCGTAGTTTGAAATTCAGTTTAGTCGATATTACAACTGAGCTCGGAAGGCAACTTATTTCGTGAGGTTTCATCAACCATAATTGCAAACAGTCAGGTGGCGGAATTGGCAACAATGATGTTAATGGACGTTAGGCAGAGTCGCTCTCGGTAAGCCCTATCCTACAGGTTCGAATCCTGTCCTGACTACAAAATCGGCCAGTAATGCGGTAAATATTATAGATGTTTATAAACGCAAGTTTATCTGAACAGGACATCGGGGAGACCTATTACGTATAATATTGTTCCGAGGATTAGATGGAAGTTAAGGAAAATAACCGGACAAAACATGTTGTTCAGATGTGACTAGAAAGGTTATGAGTATGTAATCACGTTGGGGGTTCGAACCCTTCCTGGCTGACAAATAAATTAAAATAAGGTTGCGTGGTGTAAAAGGTGACACTTCCTCAAAGGGAATAGAACGAACTCGAGATACTTCTATTCTTTGGAAATTGCAGGTTCGAATCCTGTCGTGACCACAAATTGTTAATAACTTTTTGAAAATACTTTGTAAAAAGTTTTCGGAATTCAAAAAGAATGATTATATTTACATATCAAATTAAAACAATATGAAATTACAAGACATTCAAAACTTCGTTACTGAGTCGAATCAAACTAACTCAAACACTGATAAATTAAACATACTTAAAAAGTATGCTGATAATGAATCAGTTTGTAGTGCTCTTAACTACACTTATAATACTTTTAAACAGTATGGTGTTACTTCAGAAAACTGTAAAAAGAATTCTAAATTAATTAGTTATGGTTACACAGATCTATCAAAATTGCTTGATGATTTGAACGATCGATTTATTACAGGCCATACAGCAATAGGTTGTGTTAATGGATTCGTAGAAGCAAACAAGGCTTACGAGGAGTTGATTTTTAATATCATTGATAGAAACCTTAAAACCAGATCAACAACCTCGATGATTAACAAGGTGATTCCTGGTTTGATTCCAACATTTGATGTTGCCTTAGCAAATTCATTCGACGAGAAAATGGCTAAGAAGGTTAATTTTAATGAAGATGTTTGGTATGTAAGTCGCAAACTCGATGGATGTCGTTGTATTTGTATTATTGATGAGAATGGAGAACCTAAATATTTCTCTAGAGCTGGAAATGAATTTTTAACATTGAAGAATTTAGATGCTGAAATCATTTCATTAGGTTTAAAAAACATGGTTATTGATGGCGAAATTTGTATGATGGATGAAAATGGAAACGAGAATTTCCAAGGTATCATTAAAGAAATCAAACGCAAAGACCACACGATCGAGAATCCATTCTTTTATATGTTTGACCTTTTAACTTTAGAAGAATTCATTAATAAAGAGGGTACATTAGATTTTTCTGTTAGAGATGTTCAATTAGATAATCTTTTCTTTGAAAGAGAATTTAAGAACATTGGATATTTAGAGCAAAAAACACTCCTTGATGAGAGAATGTTAACTCATTATATTGGATTAGCAAAAGAAAACGGATGGGAAGGACTTATGTTACGTAAAGATGCTCCATACCAAGGAAAACGTAGTAATGATGTTCTTAAAGTAAAACAATTCTATGATGCAGAATATATCGTAGTCGATATTGAAAATGCTGTTAATAGAGTTATTGTTGATGGTAAAGAGGTTGAAGAGATGATGATGCGAAATGTAGTGATAGAGCATAAAGGAAGCCGCGTTCAGGTTGGTAGCGGATTTAATCATGAACAGAAGCGTTATTATTTTGAGCATCCTGAAGAAATTTTAGGAAAACAAATCACAGTTCAGTATTTCGAAGAGACACATAACCAAAACGGTGGTGTTAGTTTAAGATTTCCAACTGTAAAAGCAATATATGAAAATGGAAGAGACTGTTAATTTATTTGCAAATGGGTTCTTAGAAAGAAACTCATTCAAGAATGTTTGTCCAAACAAATGGGCAAATGAAAAATGTATAGTAACGATTTTAGAAGATTGTTATCAAATACAATTCACGAACTTTGACGGTGATTGGGAAATGTTTACAGATTCGCATTCAATTCCGCATCTTGTTGGAGTGTTAACATGGCATGATTTATTAGATAGAAATTATACAAAATAATTAAAATGGCAAGACAAGTATCAACAACAGTATGTACTAATTGTTTGGACGAATTCGTAACAAAAGAAATGTACACTGTTTCGAGAAAAGTGAGAAGGCATGATGAAAACAATAAAGATGAATATTATGCGCCATACTGCGAAGATTGTCTGGAAGACAAAGAATCGTATCTAATAATTATCAATAAACCTATAGTAAAATAATTATGGAAGAGCAAGGAACATTATTAGAAGAGGCAACATTCAGATTCTCACAGGATCCTAACTGTTTAGACGAACAGGATGAATATGAATTTTTAGAAATAGAAGCCAAGAGTTCATTAGGTATTGATAGAGATGGAGACTGTTTCTTTATCTTAAAAACAAAAGGTTGGTCGATTGATAGCGTCGAAGATCTAGAAAAACTATTTAATAGAATTAAAAAAGTAATAAATAGATGAACTACGAAGTACGTATACTATCACTATCAAAGGATATTGAGAGAAGAGAACATATGAAAAATGTGATGTTAAAATTAAACATTCCATATATTTTCTTTGATGCATTAACACCTGATGATGTTGAAGATACGATAATAGATAAAATGTTTAAAAATGTTGATTATTATAATTGGAACATAAATCAATTAGCAGTGATGGCAACATTTTTATCTCATATTGAACTATTAAAAATATCATACCTCAATAAAAAGAATCTTCTTATAATCGAAGATGATATTGATCTTTCAAATAATTCAACAATTGACTATAAAAATGTTAATTTTAAAGAATTTGACGTATTTAATTTAGGTACACTTGTAAGTTGCTATTCTTATTTTGTATCATGGGAAGGTGCTGGTAAAATATTAAATCTTTTAGATAAAAAAGTAATTACACAAGCATACGACTGGGAATTGTATAAATTAATGGATGAGATAACTATAAAGTATATTGAAACTCCAGAATGGGAACAGGTAGCTTCATTCAAATCAAATATTGCACCCAATGGTTACGAACTAAAATAATATATTAAAAATGGAAAAATTTAAAGTATTCGTAGGACAAGAGTTCAGAACTAACCCACAATCAGCAATACCAGGCGGAAGTGTAGTTGAAGTTCATTTTGAGAAAAGAATTAAAGTGTATGATAACATTAAGAGCCCAAAGGCTTATGTTAAATACATCGAGAGCAACTCAACTGAGCCAATTATTAAAATAGTTGTTGATGGAATCGAAACAAAATTCAATTAATATAGATATATAAAAATAAAACATATATCATGGAATTTGTAATTGGATTAATATTTTGCGGATTGATCGCATTAGGTGCAATAGTACTTAAATTAAAAGCTAAAAAAGATAAAACAACACCAAACATTAATAATAATTATTATAACTACTAAAATTAATGAAACTTTTTTTCGTGTATCTCGATATAAATATCGTTATTAATATTTAAAATACACAAAAATGGAAGATTTATTAAACCAAATCGTAGCAGCAGTTGATTCAGCAAGAGAAGATGCAGCTAAATTTGAAGAAAAAGGTAATGGCGCTGCCGGAACTCGTGTTCGTAAAGCAATGCAAACTATTAAGACTTTAGCGCAAGACGTAAGAAATCACGTTTCTGAAGCTAAAAAAGCTTAATTGATTAAACAATAGAGAACTTGCATTTTTGCATATTCTGAATCATATTTAATGAATTATAAAGTTGTTGTAATTTCTTTAATAAGAAGACAAGATAGAAGAGATAAAATAACAAAGCAATTTAATGAACATGGAATTCCATTTGAATTCTATGATGCAATAGATGGTAAAACGTTAAAAATAACTCAAGAAATTGAAGATCTTTTTAAAGGAAATGAGTACGATAAGTATGGAATAATAAAAAGTAATTTGTACGCTGCAAATTTAACTCATTTAAAAATAATGAATGAATGCGCTGCACAAGAATTACCATACTTTATATTCGAAGATGATGTTAAAATTCTAAAAGAAATTGATTTTAGATTTGAAGACATTGCAAATATGAATTTAGACGCATATTGGCTTACTAGAAATGAACCATCTATTTTAGCATATGTTATCTGGCCGAAAGGTGCTAGAAAAATGCACGACTGGGTAATTAACACAGCGAAATTAGATAAAGGACTTGATTGGAAATTCTTAGAATTAAGATATAAGAATTTACTAAATATATCAGAAATAAATGATGATTATTTTTATCAAATTCCTGGACATGATTCAGACATAGCAATAAATGGTTATTAGTTCTTTAACAAAACATTAGGTTCCTTACAGCAATTAAATTCTATAAGGAAACAGAAGTCGAAAGACATGTAGGTTCGAGTCCTACCTCTCCAACAAAGTTATTAAATATTTGGAGAGTGGAGGAATTGGTATACTCATCTGTCAAAGAAAATGGAACCTGTTATCGGGGGATTAGCTCAGCTGGCTAGAGCGCTTGCCTTGCACGCAAGAGGTCAACGGTTCGACTCCGTTATCCTCCACAATATTTTAAAGGATACGTTCAGCAAATTAAAAAACTTGATCTGTAAATTCAAACAACAGTTATCCTGTAAATATTAAACTACCCGGGTGGTGAAATGGTAGACACGCTGGACTTAAAATCCAGTTGGCAGTAATGCCAGTGCGGGTTCAAGTCCCGCCCCGGGTACTAAGGATGGTTACTGCAAAAAGTAAAATCTAGGCTGTTAACCTCGTGGTCGTCGGTTCGAATCCGGCCTTTGAACACAGTCTTAAGTGACACGTTCAGAGTAGCTCAGTTGGTAGAGCACGTACAAAAACCCATCCTGCAAATTAAAGTGTCTCGGTACGCTCTGGCTTCCAGAAGTTCAACGACGAGGTCTCGATAGGCAGAACGCGTCTGACCTATCCACAAAATTAAAGGGACCCTAGGGTCCCTTTTCTTATTTAGTTGATTTTCTATTAGATAAATTCAATTTCCCATAAGGTTACATGCATATACCCAGAACCACTAATATGACTTACACCAAGATTAAATCCATTAGATCCAAATTGACCTATTGATGTAATATTATATGTTGCGGAATTAGAAGATGCACTGGTTGATTTAAGTATTATATCATCACCGACTGAAAGAGATGATATAAATGCAGATATGTCAGTTATATTACTTCCACTAGAATCTTTAGCAAATTTACTTACAAAAATATTCGTCGTTAATTCTAATTGATTAGAGTTATTTGCACTAATTGACAATTGACCTTGCTGTGATGGATCTCCTGCTGTCCAGTAATGTTTTGTACCTGCAGGACTACCAAATGATACAGTAACTGGATCACCATAAACAAAAGGCGAAGCAGATGTTACTGTTTGTGTAGCTTGTCCCGTTTGGATGAAAAAGAATCCTGCTTGACTTTCAAGAAAGAATACACCTTGCGTTGTACTTGTATATGTTACTGAATTTGCACCTTGTGTTATAGTTATTGAACCACCATTAGTTTGTAAATTAGTGAATTGCGATGTATAATCAGTACCATTACTATCACTTACATTAAGATAAATTTCATTAGCTCCTCCTACTTTATTTGGATTAAATGTTTCAGTAACTATGTTTAGATCGCTTCTCATTAAGAATATTAGGTTACCATCTTGTATTGGTGGATTTGCATTTAATGAACCTTCATCACTATAGAAAAACCATTGACCATCTCCTGATGAAGAACCAGATCCATTATTAGAACTGCCAGAACCTCCAATTGAATTACCATACGTCCAAGCTGCTTCTCCATAACTTGTCCAATATCCATTCGCTAAAAGCCATGTTTTAGCATCATTAGCATTAGATAAATCTGATAGAGATAATTCTGATCTTAATTGATTAACTTTCAATAAAAAAGATGCGTCAGTTAATTCAGAACTTCTCAAGAATCCAATTCCACACGGAATATTTAAAGGGTTTGGGTGAGTGAATGTTTGATCGTAGTACGCAATCACATATCCTAAAGATTCGTCTGGACCAGCCCACCAATCAAATCCGCCTAAGTTAAAATATTCTTGATCTGTTTCACCGATCAGTATATTTTGATTTTGTGCAATTCCAGAAGGTACTGTTGATTCACCATCCCAAATCGCAAAAGGTCTATATTGTGCCATTTAATTAATTATTTTTAAGTATATATCAACGGGATTAACATGAAACAAATTTAAAATTATCGATATAAATATTTAAAATAAGTACATTATTATGAAAGATGCATTGTTATATTGGCCTCGATTCTTTAGAGAGGCTTGGATTAATAGAAAATATTATAAAGCTGTGAAATCAATCGAAGCAGAATTAAATGCTGAAAACCTTAGAGTCGATTGGATTGGTAGAATTTATGGTGTTATGGAAATTAAAGAAGAGTTTGCAAATCAACCAGAAATGGTTCAGCAATCTATTGTTTTTCAACAACTATCTCCAATTAATGAATTGCTTATGAAATACGGTCTTTCAGACCTATCATACCCGGATATTAGAAAAATACAAGGTACTAACCAATTTCTAGTAATTTTATATCCTGAAAATGATTACTTTAACCTAACTTCATTTATTAGAAACGTTTTATTTGCAGGAATTTTAGGAGCGCTTGGTTGTATTATTAACTGGGCGGTAACATTATTTATGTAATGGAATCTATTGAAAGAGTCGAAGTCAATGGACGTCGATATTATCAAGTAACTGTCGATGACGTTATTATTGGGACCTTTCCCAGTATGACAACAATTCTTGGAAACACAAAAGATCAAAAAGATCAGGGTGGATTAGATGAATGGAGAGATAGTGTTGGTCATGAAGAGGCCGATAGGATTTCAAATCTGTCAATGAATCGAGGTACTATTATGCATCGACTTCTTGAATTGTATCAGGTTCTTGAGGGTACACCCTGTCAACGATTATCCCAATTGATATTCATATCACAAACTGACGAAGAGATTAACCAATTCAATGGGGATCCTTCTGGAGAAGAATGGCTCAAACAAGGCTGGGAATTCTTCTTAAAATTTTGGCTCCATCACGATGAATTTTTCGGCAGAGTAGTTAAAGTATTGGCTTCTGAAAAATTCATTTGGTCAAAGAGAGGATATGCAGGAACTCTTGATAATGCTTCAGAAATTGTTGGAAACAAAATACTAATCATAGATTATAAGAACAGTCGAAAACCAAAACAGGATTCGTGGATTGAAGATTACTTTTGTCAAGTTGCAGGATATTCAATAGCATTTTGGGAGAGAACAGGAATTGTACCAACAGGATGCGAGATTTGGATGGCAAATGAAATTGAAAACAAACCACAGATTTTTACGTTAACACAGAGTGATATAAAATATTATTTTAAAGAATTTACAAAAAGATTAAATCAATACAAAGAGGAAAATGGAGAGAAATAAAGCAGATGATGCATGGCAAATATTAAGAATTCAAGGAGAATTTACAAAAGGATTTGATACCTTTAGCGAATTAGGATCTTGTATTTCTGTATTTGGAAGCGCCAGAACAGTAGTTGGAAGTAAATGGTATGAAGAAGCCAGAAAGTTTGGAGCTCTTATAAGTAGAGCAGGATTTGGAGTTATAACTGGAGGTGGTCCTGGAATCATGCAAGCTGCTAATCAGGGTGCAAATGAAGTTGGTGGTAAATCTATTGGAATCGGTATTGAATTGCCTTTCGAATCAGGTATGAATCAATATGTAGATCTTGGTGTTGAGAATCGATACTTTTTTACAAGAAAGGTTATGTTTCTTAAATATTCACAAGGATTTGTTGTATTTCCTGGAGGTCTTGGAACGCTTGATGAATTCTTTGAGGCAGTTACTCTTGCGCAATGTGGACATAACATTAAATATCCAATCGTATTAGTCGGTAAAGATTATTGGACAGGATTAATCGAATGGTTAAAAGACGTTGCTGTTGAAAATGGAATGATTAGTGATAAAGACTTAAATCTATTCAGAATCGTCGATACTGCTGAAGAAGCGCGAGACAAAATCGTAGAATATCATAAAACATATAAACCTAACGAAACTAACTTCTAAGATATTTGAACCAAGAAAATAACTTACGAGATTTTAAATAATCAGGATTTGATTGATTCTCATAAGCCTCTTTTTCAAATGAAATGTTATAGTACGCTTTTGTAGTAGATCCATATATAAAGATACCAATAAACCATTCAAGTAAATATAAAAAATAGAATGGAATTACTAATAGTTCTTGCTGTTGTTTGATGTGAATACTCTCGTGGTTAATTGTAATCCATGTTTTATTAGGTCTAATAATTACAAAAGGCCAAATGGTTATTCCACCAACTCTCATAAACCAGCTAATAGAATTTAAGAATGAATCGGATCTAATTATAATAGGTGTTTTCATAGTTTATATATCGTGAAACTATTACCATAAAATAAATATAATTTTAAACTAAAATAAATTAAATGAAGGCAAACAAGAAATTTTTATATGCATATTTAAACGCATATGCTCCTGTAGCTCAGGAAACAGAAGGTCAAAATATATGGGCTAATTATATTTTACCATACGTTGATGAAATTAAAAGTGATGCATACGGGACTACTTATGGAGTTCTTAAACACAAAACAAAATCAGGTGACGGTATTAAAACCAAAACTCATAAAGTAGTTATTGAAGCACACTGTGACGAAATTGCATGGATTATTACTCACATTGAAAGTGATGGAATGATTAGAGTTAAAAGACACGGTGGTTCAGATAATATGATTGCACCTTCAAAAACTGTAATGATTCATACTCATAATGGTCAAAAATTACGAGGACTTTTCGGATGGCCAGCAATTCATACTAGAGATGAATATACATCAATGGGTTACAAACAAGAAGAGTTATGGGTTGATATGGGTCTTAAAAACAAAGATGCTGTAATCAAAGCAGGCGTTGAAATTGGAAACCTTATTACGTTCGATACTCAATTAGAAGAGATTGGAGACTATTATGTAGGTCGATCTTTAGATAATAAGATTGGAGGTTACATTATTGCTGAAGCACTTAGAGAAATTTCCGAAAAGAAAATAAATCTACCTTATGATTTATATGTAGTGAATTCAGTGCAAGAAGAGGTTGGACTTCATGGTGCAACATTAATTGCTAAAGAATTACAAGCTGATTTGGCATTGGTTCATGATGTTTGTCACAACACAAATACTCCTAAAATCGACAAAGCAAAAGATGGAGATAATGTTGGAGGAAATGGTCCATGTTTAGAATATACCGCGCAAAACCACAGATCTATTAATAAAATGTTAAGAGAAGTAGCAAAGAAATCTAAGATTCCTGTTCAATTAACAGTGGGATCTATGGGTAATGATACAATGGCATTCTTTTTAGAAGGTACACCAACTGCGATCTTAGCAACTCCATTAAAATATATGCATACCACTGTTGAAATGGCACATAAAAAAGATGTTAAGTATGCTATTGAATTATACGTTGAATTCTTAAAGGCTTTAACACCAGACAAAATTAACTCAATTAACAAGAATATATAACATTCATAAACACTAAAAAAATTATTATTATGGAAAAAATTAATCAATTCTTTGCAAAACATGGTTCTAAAGTAATTGCTATCTTATTAGTATTAGTATATTTTAAATCATGTTCAATCGATTCAGAAGTAACATCATTAAAGAAAGCTGCCAAAGCAAACACTGAAATCATTAACGCTTTACCAAAAGCAAAAGATGTTAAAATCGAGGGATTAAATGCTGAAAAGAGAATGATTCAAGCAACAGATCGTAGATTATTAGATGTTAAAAGACAGACTGAAATCGAAGCTGAAATTAAAACTTTAGAGGAATCTAAATAATATGGCCATTGAAAAAAGATCACAAGGATTTGGTGACGATGTTGCCAAATTTACAAATGCAATCAAACTTGATATCGCTGCAGATAAAATTGCAAAAGCATTAGGTTATAAAGATTGTGGATGTGGAGAGCGTCAACAAGAATTGAACAGTCCAGATCTTTTAGTAAATAAAATATTTTATAAAAACACAGAACAAGATGAGAACATCGAAGAGCAAAGCAGTTAATGCATTTATCATAGGAACATTTGTATCATTATACTTATTAGTTTCAATTATTTCAACAATTCACGTAATTGACTTTTTTAAATTGTCAAATCCTGATTGGTTGGCTATTTCATTAGCAATTGGATTTGAATTAGGAGCAGCAGCATCGCTAGCAGCCCTAATCACTTTAGATAAAATGAACAAAACTATGGTATGGTCCCTATTCATTGTAATTACTGCAATGCAAATGCAAGGTAACATGTACTACGCGTATAGTCACATTAAAGATTTCCAGGGATGGGTTGAATTATTTAATCTTGTCGAATGGGAACCAATCGCACAAAAAAGATTATTAGCAGCAGTTTCAGGAGCAATCTTACCACTTGTAGCATTAGGATTTATTAAATCATTAGTTGATTACATTAAACCTGAGAGTGATGCAGACCCAATCAGAATTGAAGACTTAGACGTTATCGTTGAAGAAATCAATCACCCTGAAAAAAAAAGTAGAAACGAAGTAGAAGAAAATATCTACGAAGGTTTTGGTGAACTTGAAGAATTAGAATCAACAATTGAGGAATTCCAAGATTCTATTGAAGTTTTAGAAAATGTTGAAGTATCAACTCCAGAAATTGAGTTAAAAATTGATGAATTAGAAGATTCTATTGGAGAGTTAGAAGATTCAATTGAAGAACTTGAGGAAGAGATTATTGAAGAGATTGATGAATTACAGAGCATTGAAAAAAGCTACGGTGTTGTTGATGTAATCAATCAAACAGAAACTACAAAGGTTAAAGATCCTAAAAAATTAAGAGTTTTTAACAACAGTACTCATAGATGGGATGAAATTGATGAATAAAGGTATTGAGGTCCAGTTTGAAAAGACCCGATTATTTAAACCATACATTAGTAAGAAAATAGAACCAGGGACCCTTCAAAAGGTCCTTGATTCACCTTACCAAACAGCGTATCGTTTATATTTAATTTCGAATGGAATTAAAGAACTACAAGATTTTGCAAGTATTTCAAGCGAGGAATATGATTTAACAGCTTATGTTAAAACTGAATGTGGATTTATTGGTGATGCTAGTAAACAAGTTTGGTCAATAACACATTTGCAACCGCTTCTACAGAAAAAGCCATTATATACAATAAGATGTGAACTAAGGCATCTAATGACTAATAACGTTATTTATAAATGTACACTATCGCATAAAAATCCTGATGTAATCTACAATCAAATTCAGGAATGCATTGATAATTTAAAAGAAATACTAAAATGAGAAGTTTATTAAAAAGAGGAGACTCTGGAGAGGATGTCAAATTATTACAAAAAGCGCTTGGCATTACACCGGCTGACGGTAATTTTGGACCAAAAACAGATGCAGCAGTTAGAAATTTTCAAGGCAGTCATGGTCTAGCAATTGATGGATTGGTTGGACCAACTACTCAGAAAATGATTTTTAAAGAGGATCTAGAGAATCACTTAGATACTCAAATCACATTAAGTCAATTCGAACACTATTATTTAGACAATGATGAATATCATTCAGGTCCAAATAAACCAGAATACTTATTCTTGCATCACACTGCAGGTGGAGAAAATCCAGTCGCTACGGTTGATATGTGGAATAATGATACTCGTGGTAAGATAGGAACCGAATTCGTTATTGGAGGTACTTCAATTAATGGTAAGAGCACTAAATGGGATGGACTTATTGTTAAGTGTATGCCTGATGGAGGTTATGGAGCACACTTAGGTGATAATGGTTCTCAGAGTATGCATGTTAATTCAGTAGGAATTGAAGTTTGTAATTTTGGTCCCTTGACTAAAGTTGGAAATGTATACAAAACATATACGGGATCAATTGTTCATCCAGATCAAGTATGTGACCTAGGATTCAAATTCCGAGGATTCCAATATTACCATAAGTATACAGATGCACAAATCGAAGCACTTCGAGAATTAATCCTATTCATTGAGGAAAGAGATGGTATAAACATCAAAAAAGGATTGGTTGAATGGTTAACCACTAAGACACCTGCTGAAGCATTTGATTTTAGTAAAGATGCATGGTCTGGAAAGGTTAAAGGTATGCTAACCCATACCAACACAAGAAAAGACAAAAGTGATATGTCTCCACAACCAGAATTAATTGCAATGTTAAAATCACTATAAGTGAAACAAAAATCAAAACAACAATATAATAATTTTACAATCATTAAAACAAAATAATATGTCACAAGTAAACGAAATTTTACAGGATCAAATTGAAGATCAGAATGAAACTGCTACTCAACCGGAGGGAAACGGTCCAGAACAAGATTTTCAACCAATCTTCGAAGAGATTCAAGAAATGAATCCAGGAGGAGCTGTTAATGTCTTAATTCAAGCAGCACAACAAGCTCAAGCTGCTGGAGCTCTAACCCTTAGAGATTCAGTTGTAGTTGCTCAAGCAATCAACATTTTGCGCCCAGGTTCTATCTAATAGATATTAAACCTCAAACTATTCAAAGACTCTAATTTATTTAGGGTCTTTTTTTATTTAATAGAACTCAGACGACTCAGGAGATTTTTGGAAATTTTTGGTGGAAGGGCCCCCTCTCTTGGAGCCCCTAGAGAACCAGAGTACCTCAGAGGGCCAGAACCCACACAAATATCAGGGGAATATCCAGCACATCATCCAAGTCCTATAGCCCCCGAAGCCACCCCCATTCCGGCTTGATTTCTATGAACACTATTTAAAATTTTCACATAGTTCTCAAATTTAACATAAATTTAACATAAAATTGTTTCGGGTTCCAAATGTTTTGTTTATATTTACATATAATTAAAAGATAAAGAGATGACCCAATTAGAAATCCTGGTACTAGAAAACCAAATCGTAACGATGCAAGCACTGTATGAGATGTCAGAGCTGTCCCACTCAAAGATGGCAGAACTACGTCAGCAAATTAAAAAATCAAAGGACCTATTAGCATTTTATAAACTATAAAGAGATGAACAAAATAGAAAAAATAGAATCAATTATTGAGAGCTGTGAAACATATGAACAGGTACAATCATGTTTTTCATTCATTAAGAATCCTGCATTCTGTGGAGAGGATTTGTCGATGAAAACAAAAATTCTCTTATTAATCCAAAAGAAGGCCTATTCATTAAGAAATGCAGATTTGGAGGAGCATGTTGATTTATTGAAACAAATACATAAGGTATAATATAACTACTAATAAATTATACTATCATGTCAGATTTTAAGGTTACATTAAATGGATTCTTAAAGTGTTTTACTAACTTTGAGTTTAACATTATTAAAAAGAATAAAAGGGTTGAAATTGACATGAGTCGCGAAGTAATTCAGCAGTCTGAATCTCACCTTCAAAAAATGCTACAGCAGGCGAAACGCGAGTTGTCAAGAGCCTATAAAGCACACAAAGCTGGTAAAATGAGCATTGAGGAGTTATTTGATTATGAATGGCATGTAAGCGAATTAGAACAACAAATTAAAGGTCTGAAAGATTTCTCTGAGGACGAACAAGACTAATTATGACATATCCAGAATTTATTGCACAGGATCTAAAGGGTTCTTATAGAGTTACAATTGACCAACCTAAGAATCCTGATGGAAGCAAGCCGTATATTAAGAAGCTTGGACCATTTGTCCAACTAGATGTCCAAGTTGAGATACTGAACATTTATACCAGATCCATTGAACTTTTTTTAACTTTTGATGGATTAAACATTAGAAAAATATTCTATACGCCATTCGATAAAGGACCAGATATCATACATGCTGAAATCTATCATAAAATCGATAAGTTGGTTAATAAAGCGCTCTTAGAAGACGGTAGGGAAGAATGGATTCGCGAAGAATACAGAAAGAAACAGGAACGCGTTAATACTAAAATACAAGAGATTGCCGGAAAAATAAAAGAAATTGATGACAAGAATAAAAAAGATAATTTGCTCGATTAAGGGACACGATTATTCCTATAATTTTGGGTGGATGCCGACAAAATGTACTTGTAAAAGATGTGGAATGAAATGGAAGACTGTTAATAACCCAGAATATATTCCAGGAAAATCGAATCCTTTAGAAACTGATATCTATACTTGGATCGAGGATAATGGAATTGAATCAAAACAAAGTATTGATACTAACTGGGATAATGAACCTGATTTAATGTCGTAATTATGGATTTAGGTGTTGATGGAATTTATGTTATTGGATTAGATAGATTAGATGCAAGAAAGCAGCATATGATCGAATTATCTAATAAATTAAATGTTGATTTTAATTTTATTAGTGGAATTGATGCAACTAAGTTGAACGATTCAGAAGTATACGATTATATTAAGGATGGATTTTTTGATCCAAATGGAATATACAGTAACGGAATAATATGCTGTGCTCTTTCACATAGAAAGGCATGGAAAGCTTTCTTAGATAGTGATAATGAATTTGGTCTATTTCTAGAAGATGATGTAATAACGAGAGATCAGATATACAAATACGATTTTAGCTCGATTAGAGAACAATTATCAAATATTGATTGGGGAGTATGTTGGTACGGAAAATACTTTGAATATGTTGCAATTTCAGAATCAATTTCAGAAGATATTGGAGTTTGCGACTTTTTTAATAATTCTCAATTCGCTGGTCATGCATACGTTTTAAACAGGGAAAGTGCAGAATGGTTTTATAAAAATACAGAAACAATAAAATATGCTGCGGATATTCGACTAGAAATTTCTCCATTTAGACAAATTACATTAAAAAAATCAGTGTTTGTTCAAAAGGGTAAAGGACATTTAGATGAGGAATTCCGAGATAGCATAGATTCGATAGACCCCCAATTTATTAAAAGTAACACATTAACAGCGGAGATGTGCGATTATAATGAAAAAACTGGAAAATGTTATTTTAGTTTTCCAAGTGATCTTAATCGAGTTGAAGAGAATATATCACATAACGGTCGAGAAATAAAGGGATATCTTTTTACAAAGAAATAATATGAGCAAAGTAGATTTAATTGAAGAGGACTTATGGGATCATTATAGTGGCATGCCAAATCCATCATGGTATCAATATAAAAAAGATTTAGTGGATGAAGAAGACGATACAGATAATAGTGCTGATTTGGGAACTAATAATGAAAAGATTTAAACGTAAAAAGAAAAGTATATGGGAACTATGAAGAATTTAATAATAGTAGCACATCCAGACAGAAAAAGTTTCTGTTATGCTGGAATTGTAAGAACAATTGTAAAAACATTAAAGGTTAATAAAGAAGATGTTAAAATAATTGATTTATACGCTGAAAATACAACATTTGTTTTTGATTTTAATAAAATCAAAGAGTACAAAGAATTAATAAAATGGAGCGATAGAATCTATATTGTTTCTCCAGTATGGTGGTTTAGAACTACCCCTGCATTAGAATCATTCTTTGATCAGATATTTACACCGGGATTTGCATATAATTTCGTGCCGCTTACCAAATTATATGGCTATCCAAAACCCTTATTGGGCGATAAAAAGGTTAGAACATATTTAACACATGGAGCTCCGGCACTACCTGTCGTTTCATTGTATTTAAACTCAGTGAAATTGCGATTAGTTATGGGTGTATATTCATTCGTATTTGGATGGTTTAAGACAAAGACAAGACAATTCTGGAGTGTACCATTCGTTTCACAAGAGAAAAGAGAAGAGTATTTAAAAAGAGTTGAAAAAGATGTTAAACAAGATTTAAAATAAGATAATTAATTAAAAACAAAAACTATGAAAAAATTAATCATGATTTTTGCATTATTTGCAATAACAAGTTGTTCAGAATTAAGACATGTTTCTTCGGAAGGATTAACATACAAAAATGGAAGTGTTTATCACAATGAAATTGCAATTGCTAAATTAAGCGGCGTTGAAATTGCATATGATAACCGAAAATTGGTTAGAGAAGTAACATTCAAATTGAATAGTTCTGAATACAATCACTTTGCGTATGGAATTATTAAATTAATTACAAAACAAAATCCTAGTTGGGAAGTTGAAGTTGAGATCGATCCATATGCTGAAATCTTAAGATAATGAATAACTTAGACAATCAATACATTGCCTTGCTAAATGATATTTTAGCGAATGGTGTCAGAAAAGAGGACCGAACAGGAACTGGTACAATTTCAGTTTTTGGAAGACAAATTCGTCACGATATGAAGGATGGGTTTCCATTGTTGACAACTAAAAAGATGCCATTCAAAACAATCGTAACAGAATTGCTGTGGTTTTTAAGAGGAGATACTAATATTAAATTCCTAGTTAATAATAATTGTCACATCTGGGATGGTGATGCTTATAAGAATTATGAAAGAGAATGGTTAAAAGAAAATCCACCATTTGCAGGACCTTATATTGATGATTGTTTAACAATTGAGGAATTTATCAATGCAATAAAAGAAGATGATGAGTTTGCTAAGAAGTGGGGTGAGTTAGGTCCAATTTATGGTAAGCAATGGAGAAATTGGACTAAATTTAAACAATATGAAGGTGAAAAAACTATCGATACTTATCAAATAGACCAAATCCAAAACCTAATCAACGACCTTAAAACAAATCCAGACTCAAGACGATTAATGGTTAATGCTTGGAATGTTGGAGAATTAGACCAAATGGTTCTTCCACCTTGTCATTATGGATTTCAAGTTTATACAAGAGAGTTGAGTTT